CTTAGACATTAGAAACCACTACTTACCGAAAGGCGAGTATTTGGAAGGACCTACTAAAAAGGAGTATCTATTCCTGCACCACACGGCAGGATGGCATAACCCTTACAAGTGCATAGACAATTGGGGACGTGATAAGCGTGGACGGATTGCAACAGAGTTTGTTATTGGTGGGCCGTCAATCTTCAACACAGATTTTGAGTACGATGGCGAGATTGTTAAGTGTATTCCTGACGGAGGCTATGCTTGGCACTTAGGCAAAAACGGCAACCAATCAATGCACACAGACAGCGTTGGTATTGAGGTATGCAACTTTAGTTACATCGTAAACGGCAAATGCTACGCAGGACACAAAGTACACGATGAGCAGATTGTAAAGCTTGACAAGGCATTTAAGAATAAAAAGTATTGGCACAGATACAGCGACAAGCAACTGAACGCACTAAAACACCTGATTGAGTTTATTGGTAATAGAGACAACATTGACATCCGCAAGGGATTACCAGAACTCGTAAAGGAAAAAGGTGCAGCAGCGTTTGAGTGGAACGTAGATGCGTACTACGGCAGAGTTAAAGGTTTATGGACACACAGCAACACTAACAAGTACAAGAGCGATATGTTCCCACAGCAGGAGTTACTTGATATGTTAACAAGTCTTTAATGAAGATTCTTGAGTTATTTGCAGGTAGTAGGTCAGTTGGTAATGTGGCTGAGTCATTAGGACACGAGGTTTTCTCTGTCGATATAAATGCGTTTGATGGTATTGACCTGGTACAAGACATAGAGTTTTTGCTACCTAAACAAATACCTTTTGAGCCTGATATGATTTGGGCATCTCCACCTTGTACAACGTACTCTATTGCAGCAATCAGTACACATAGAGACAACGTAAGAGCAAAAACAGAGTTTGCTAAAAAAAGCGACAGATTGGTTTTAAATACGTTGCATATTATTGAACACTATAATTGCATATACTACATCGAAAACCCAAGAGGATTCTTAAGAAAGATGCCTTTTATGCGTGGTTTACCAAAAGCAACTGTATGGTATTGTAGGTATGGAGATACTCGTGCCAAGCCGACAGATATATGGACTAACAATCTGTATAGCATTTTTAAGCCTAACGGATGGCAGCCAAAACCACAATGCTACAACGGCAACACAAATTGCCATCACGAAGCAGCACCAAGAGGTTCAAGGACAGGCACGCAAGGATTAGCATCTAACTATGAAAGATCTAAAATACCTGTTAGACTTTGTGAGGATATAATAAAAGCAACAGAACAAGCACTAAATAAAGCCTATGACACGTTGGGAACGATTTGAGTACCTGAGAGATAAGGGATGGACGTACAATCCAGATACAGGCGAGGTATTTAACTCAAGGGGTAAGGTTTGCAATACTAATCTTAATGGTTATATAAAATGCAACATTTCTATATATAAAAATGGCAAACTTGTTAAAGTTTATTATTTAGCAGGCCATCACTTTGCTTGGTTTTGGGTTAACGGCAATGTAGATATAAATGAAATTGACCACATTAATCGAAATAGGGCAGACAATCGTATCTCCAACTTGCGTAATATTACTCCACAAGTAAACCAATGGAATAGAAATGGCAAAGGATATTATTTTAACAAGGCACAGAAAAAGTATCAAGCACAAATTAGACTAAACGGAAAGGCAATACACTTAGGATGCTACGACACAGCAGAAGAGGCAAGGCAAGCCTATCTAAACGCAAAACCAAAATATCACGTTATATGATTGACGTACTACTTCTTACAATAGGATTAACACTTATACTATGGCTTATCGTTATGGAATGGTCTTGATGCTCTTTTGGGCATTGACATCAACAGCACAAATACATTACAGGCCTGTTAGTTTACCTGACACGGCAACACTACACCTAACAGAAATCCACTATCCTGTTGATGGTGTATTGATTAGTGGACACGGTTGGCGCAACGGCAGAATACATCACGGACTTGACATATCACATAATAACAGAGACACCGTACGCAGTTCGTGGTTAGGGCGTGTTCGATACGCTAAGACAGGATATAACGGAGGCTATGGTTACCTGGTTATTGTTACACACCTCAACGGCTTAGAAACGTACTACGCACATCTCAGGGAGTTACTTGTTAAAGAAGGTGATTGGATTCCACAAGGCTGTCCTGTTGGCATAGTAGGAAGCACAGGAAACTCGTTAGGGCCACACCTACACTATGAGATACGTTATCAAGGACTGTCTATTGATCCAGAAGACGTTGTTGACAAGAACACTATACACTTACACCGAAGCGGTAATATATTTAAGGTACGATGAACACTACAATAATGAAGTTGTCTGCGATTAAGCAGAACCCTAATAACCCACGCAGCATAAACAAGGACAAGTTTGATAAGTTGGTCAAGTCAATCGAGGAGTTTCCACGTATGCTTGAACTTAGACCTATTGTACTAAACAAGGACAACATTGTGTTAGGTGGCAATATGCGACTTAAGGCGTGTAAGCACATAGGACTGAGTGAAGTGCCTGTTGTGTACGCTGATGACCTGACAGAGGAGGAGCAACGTCAGTTTATTATTAAGGACAACGTTGGATTTGGGGATTGGGATTGGGAACTGCTTGCAAACGAGTGGGATGTTAGTGACCTAAATGATTGGGGATTAGATGTGCCACAAGTACTTGACGAGGCGTTCGAACAGCCTGAAGAGGAGCAAGAAAAACATTTAACAATAAAGATTACCTTTGAGAGTGCAGAGCAATTACAGAAGGCCGAGATTGACATACAGGAACTGATCGACAGAAAGTATAGCGGTGCGTACTTTGTAACAACAGCAATATGACAAAAAGTGACATCAATAAAAAGGCAATGATCGAGGCAATGGAGAAGGCTCTTGGCATTGTAACAAGTGCTTGCAAGGCTGTCGGCATTAGCAGAGAAACGCACTACCGATGGATGCGAGAGGACAAGGATTACAAGTCAGCCATCAAGGACGTAGAGGATATCGCATTAGACTTTGCAGAGTCCAGTCTACACAAACAGATTAAGGACGGTAATACAACCGCAACGATATTTTACCTAAAGACCAAAGGCAAGAAGCGAGGATATGTTGAACGCCAAGAAATAGAAAACACAGGAGACCCACAAATTGTGATACAACCAATGTCACAGATAGCAATGGACGTACTGCATAACATTTGAGAACAACATCAGCATTTGGACAAGTAGGCGAAGCAATACAGGACGATGGTCGTATTGTTATCGTGCAAGGTGGCACGTCAGCAGGTAAGACGTACGGAGTCCTGCAATACCTAATTTTAGCAGCACACAAAAACAGTCTGGAAGGATTGATAAGCATTGTATCGGAGTCATTGCCGCATCTCAGGCGTGGTGCGATGCGTGACTTCTTTGCTATTCTAACGGCTAACGATATGTATCGTGAACGGCAACACAACAAGTCAAGCCATACTTACAAGATTAAAAAGGCAACCTTTGAGTTTTTTAGTGCTGATCAAGGCGATAAGCTGCGAGGTGCAAGGCGTGACTATCTATTTGTCAACGAGGCAAACAACATAGGCTACGAGGCGTGGAGTGAGTTGTTTATTAGGACACGCAAGTGGTCAATCATTGACTTTAATCCTGTTAGTGAGTTTTGGGCACATACCGAGATACTTGGCCATCCAGATGAAGACTTTAGGGATAAGGTGCGATTTGTTAAACTAAACTACACACACAACGAGGCACTTGACCAGGTAACGATTGACAACATAGAAAGCAGAAAGCACGATCCTGATTGGTGGCAAGTGTACGGACTTGGCGAGGTAGGTACACCGACAGGCGTTATATTCCCACCATCTGTTTGGTCAGTTGGTGATTTGCCTGAGAATGCAAGATATATCTGTTCAGGTATGGACTTTGGAGAATCTAACCCAACAACACTAATTGACCTATGGCAACACGATGGCATTGACTACTATGACGAGATACATTACGAGGCAGGCTTTGGCTTTGACAAGTTAATGGCTGTAATCCGTGCAGGAGATGTTAGGCGTATGGTTGTTGCTGATCCGTCACACGAGACTGTTATCCGTCAATTAGGACAGCACGGTGTTCAGATAATGGGTGTAAAGAAGTTTAGAGGCTCAGTCGATGGTGGACTTGCAATGATGAAGGCAAAGCCGTTTGTGGTAACTAAGCGGTCAATCAATCTAATCAAGGAATTACGCAACTATGTCTACGAGCGTACAAGGTCAGGCATACTACTTGACACACCACGTAAGTACTTAGACCACGCTATCCT